GCCATTCGTGAGCCCGCCCGGCCCGTCCGTGTAGTTCGGCTGCGTCACGGTGTAGGCGATTGGCTGGTAGCCCGAACCCGAGGTCGTGGACCTGTAGACGTTGTAGCTCAAAGCGTTCGTGACCACGTTCCATGTGAGTGCGACGATCATGCTTCGAGTGATTCTCCTGGCTTGAGATTCATCAAAGCCTTGCCCAGGCCGCCTTGCTGCAAGACTTGCTTACGCAGATCATCCGTAGACATGGCCCAGGGATTCAGATTGTCGTTTCCGCCCGGAGCGTTGCCTTGCGGAGGCCGCGGAGGAATCGTAGGCCCACCGGGTTGCTGAGGCTGTGAGGCTTGCTGCATATTGTTCGCCCAAGACGCATTCACTTCCTGCGCGCTCAAGGGTTGATACGCGCCTTCCCGTACACACATGAGATGTGCCGCCATGAGCGACTGCTGGTTGTATTGCCAGCCCATTTGATCGATTTTCGTGGTCAGCTTGTCGATTGATTCTGGTGTCGAAGGGAATTCTGGGCACGCCAGCATGAAAGATTCGGCGACTTGGTTATTGGCCGATTGATCTACCACGTTCGCAATGTCGTTCAAGCGCTGTTTATACTCTTCTCCGTTTTTGAAACCAAGCGCGAGTGCCTGTTGGTCCAGCAGATAGCGTTGCAGAGCCAGTTCATCGGCATTGCCATTGGTCGGAGTCTGCTGGACCTGCTGAACTTGCTCAGGAGGATTGAGGCGCTGCGCCTTAAGGTTCTCGTTTTCGGCCTTGATGTTTTGACCCCAGCGCTTCGTGCTCACCTGCGCATCGGCCATTTTATTCATAACCTCGAACGGATCGCCCTTAAAAATCTCACCCGATTCGAGCTTCACTTCTACCGTGCCGTCCTCGTTTTTCTTCACTTCGTTAGGCATAGTTTTCCTCTACGGGAACACCGTCAGGAATCCCCATCTCAATCTTTCTGCGCTCCTCGATCTCGTCCAAGATACGCTTTCTGGTTTCCTCGCACTGGGCCAGATAATTCACAAGTTCGCGTAGCATAGCCTCTCTCTGCTGCCAGCGCAATTGCAGGCGCATGTAGGTCATCGGATCGGAAGAGATGTTGCCCACCATCGATTCCTTGGCTGCTTCCACTTGAGATTCGAGCAGAGGCATTATGCGGACCCGCCAGCCTTCCGAGTTGGCCAAGTCATGAACTTGTTGAAGTTCGCGTAGCTGTTCGAGTTCGTCAGGCTCCAGATTGGGAACTATCATTGGTCTCGTTACTCATCGGAAGCGAGCCGCCAGCAATATCATTCAGCATGGCGTGTGCGGCGTCGGGCGTAATGACCTTTTCGAGCAAAGTCTTCAGTAGAATGGTCTCGTCTTTTGCGTCCTGGTGCTCGCCCTGCGCCTGCAGTCTCGCCTGCTGCATAGCCATCTTCGCTTGATTCTCAGCCTGCATTTGTTGCTGAAATAGCTGCATATCTTCCGGCGTCATGGGTCCGAAAAGCGCCATCTCGGGCAATCCAAAAGTGTCGTTAATCATGCGCTGAATCTGCTGGAATATCGGCTTTACACCGTTCTGCATGGCGAGTTGCAAGAGGCCGGGATTCAGAATGGATTGCAGGATGATCGCGAGCCCGCCGCCTTGCAAGGCTTGCCTCGTCTTCATCTTGGACGATGCATTCATCTTGAACTTTACCGAGGCGTTGGCGATTTCTACCGGATCGATCGAGATGAATTGAGATTCGGGTCCCAAGACCTTAACCATCTGATCCATGGGCAGGAATATTTGATTCAGTGAGAGCAGGATGTCGAGGGCCGGGACTAGGAACTGGTCTTCTGCGTTTTCGACGTTGTACTGAATGCGGCGTCCGGAAGCAGCCCCCTGGCTGCTAATTCCTGTTGCAGTGCGATTCGCGGAATTTCCCCCTGCGGCAGGAGTACCAAGTACTGCAAGATCTGTAATTCCGGTCTTTTTCTGAACACGGCGCTCAAGAGCATCCACCTCGATGTAAGCTGACTGCGTAACATTGCCCATCTCGAACCGGCGATAGTCATTTTGCGGGTCCTCCGCATCCCAGATCACTCCAGGACGCAATCTTTGCTGGCTTCCCGAGAATGCCCGCCCCTGTTTTTTGATGATGGGCGGATGAATCATTAAATTCAGTTCGTCAATTCTTCCGTTGATGATGGCCTCGGCCAGTCTTTGATCGCCCTCCACAAGGTCACAGATAGACAGCCCGTAGAATCGAGACGGCACGTCCACATAAAAAGCGTTGAGAAATGGCAGAAGACCGTATTGGTTAGGCTGGTTGTAGGCGCACCAGGAGCGGCCGAGCATCCACACTTCTCGATTCCGTTGGTAATAGCGAATGAGTTCAAGACGAGCCAGGTTAGGATCACTTGTGTAATCCGTGGTGGGCTGCCAGTTCATACCGCGAAACGCTTCTAACTGCTGCTTCGAGGTATCGCCTTGGGTCGTAGTTTTCTTGGCAGCCAAGGCCAGCAAGCCTTGCATGGGCGGTAGATTGAAGTTCTCAACGTTCGCGTACTCAAGAATCTGATTCACCGTCAAAAGCGCCCGCACGGCGCAGTAGCCTGCATCCTGACAATTGTGACTCGAACAGTTGGGATCGATGTAGAAATCCCGCACGTCAATGTTATGCATGGTCGGCTTGACGATGCGTTCCTTGTCTAAGGTCCGGCGCACATGCGAGGTGAATTCCCCAGTCGGCATGGGAACAGGCTCGCCAGTTATCGCGTGAGGCACCATCTTGCGCACGGGAATGTTGATCCGCTCAAGACGGGTGCGCGTCAGCCAGCGGTCCATGACGCCGAATTCGCAGATACCGTTGCCATAGATGTAGCTCGACTTGTAACCACGGCGGGTGATTTCCCGCATGGTCAGATATTTGCCGACATCTCCGAGGTCTTGGAGCTGGTACTGGAGGAGATTACGGACAGCGTTCGCTTCGTCCACTGTGCTGCTTGGGCGAGGCTCCACGTCAAAGGGCAGTTGACAATTATCCGGGAACAGCGATCCGATGGCATTGGGTAAAAGGGCTTCAATTTGTTCTAGCGCAATAAATATGCCCAGGGAGGACTTGGGAATCTTCGTGCCTTCCCAAGTACGTCGTTGCTTCCAGGCAAGATACATCTGGTCACTGGTGCGAAACCTCCAATCATGGTTCGCAGTGCGATAGGCTTCCGCCTTCTGGAAGTCGGCCAGGGCAATCTGCATGGCGCGGGTGTCTGTCCACTGGCTTGTTTCGGGAACCAGCGTCTCGCGCTGCTGGTCGTTCATGGGCGGGACGTTGCCGTTGGTCGAGCCGGGGATATTTGAGGGCGTTGGGCCGTCCACGGTCCAGGAGTTGCCCATCTGCTGCGGGGTTGTAGGAGCGCTGCTCACCTTTTCACCGAATCGGGATGCATGAAGCCGTGGAAATTACAGTTGGGGCACCAAAACTCGAGCGTGTATCCGTGATCCGTCATTTCGACTCGATGATTCCGGCATTTTGGCTGCACTCCGGCCCTCAGGGACTGCACGGCGCGTTTCACCGTCTCAGAATCCAGTAAGGGGGTCGAGGGTGCCGACGTATTCCGTCTCTCCGCCGTCCTTCTTGGGTTCAAAAATGTTGGGGATTTCAAATCGCGCCGCCTTCCAGTACAAAATCTCCCCGTCCTGCTTGCCGTCGAGCATACCACTGGCAACTTGCTCATTTTTCATGGGCAAAATGTCGGATTGCACGCTACCGTCTCGTCCCTGCATGGCATCCGCGATCGTATCCAGGATGTCATCGTGCGCAAACTTCGGAAAACGCATGATTTCGTTGATAATTGCCAATTTTGAGGGCTGATTGTCTGCCAGTTTGATGCTTCCGTTACGAAACCAGGGCTGCAGGCCCTTGATCCTTTGTTGTTTCGAGGTGCGATTGTCGCGGCGAATCTCGACCATGGGCAGCCAAGTCTGCCGTTTGACCATCTCGCGCTTGAGGAATGGCAGCAAAACTCGTGCATGAGCCTCTTTTTCGACCTTGAAATCCATGACGCGCGGATGGAGTTTGGCGAGATTGAACAAGAGGTCAATGACTTCCATGGGCGTGTAGCGCCCGCGGAGCACGTTTAGGATGAAAAGCGTGCCATCGTGGCCAAATCCGTGAAGATTGATGACGGTAAAGTCGTTATCGGCCAGTTTATTGGTCGAGGGCTCCATGCCGGCGAGGTCGATGGTCACATGAAGCGACAGATAGGCGTAAATCTTCTTAATCGCGTCCATGGGGACCCAGACAATCTGGTCCGGCGACTCGATCAGGCCGGACTTCTCCGGGATCGGATTCATCAAATACTGGCTGGAAAGCAATGAATAGCCCTGTAAAGGGTCTTTCGCGATGTCCAGCAAGGCTCTAGCGGGCATTCTGGACGGCCAAAGGGTCTTGGCATCGTCCATCACTTGGTGCGGAGCCGTGC